AGTGTGGTCTGAGATTTTATACTAGACAAAACCTCAGACTCCTTTTGTTTAAATTCTTTTTTTAACTTAGCAGCCTGTGCTTCGTCAACTCTTATTCCTTTTTTCCTTGTTTCAATTAATATAGGTAATAGTTCCATCTCCATTTCCCATACATCATTTAAACTTTGCTTAGATATTTCTGTTTTAAATCTTTCCCATAAACGTAAAGTCAAACCTGCATCTTGTTCAGCATAAAATCCAACGTAACCTGCAGGTAATCTCCAAAGATCAGCTTTAGGATCTATACCCCATTCTTTAGCTTTTTCATTTAAAAATGTTTCGTTTTTTATTTCACCAAGATAATCTTTAGCACATGCATTTAAACTAAAACTAAATCTGTTTTCATTAATTAAAGCTGCAGCAATCATAGTATCAACTATCTGCCCACGTATCTCAAAACCATTTACTAATAGCCAACCCACGTCATAACTTGCATTGTGAAATATTTTAGTAGCTGGTAGTTTTAGTATGTCTTGAAACCATGCGCAGGTTATTGATAGGTCCATATTACCACCTGCATCATGTTGAATAGGAAAATACCATTGTTGTCCTAATGCAGCCACTGCAAAACCTACAATACCTCCATCAAAAGTTGCCCAACCAGATCCTTTTGTTTTTAAGTTAGGATCTTTAGTCTCTAAATCGATTGCTATTTCTTTTGCTTGAGATAAATCAGGATACTCCGCAGGAGCTATCCAATCACTGTCGTTATAAACGAAGTTAAGTTGATGGGTCATTGTTTTTTATTACTAAAATTAGTATCCTCTATTGTTTTCATTGTTTTAATTGGAAGACCCAAATGAAAAATATAACATTCAGCACAATAGTAATCATATTTGTAAATTACTACTGCTTGAACTTGGTTGCATTTTTCACAGTAAATAATTTCTTTCTTTTTTTGTACCATGAAGTGTCCCTCCCGTTTTCCTTACACCAATCATAATGATTTTTTAAAAGTCTTTCTGATAATCTTTTATCTTCAATCATTTCTTTTTTTCTTCTTTAATATGTTCAATTTCTAAATCACAATAATGTTTTATTTTGTTAAGATCCTCAATTGATTTACCTTTGAATAAATATCTACACACATATTTGATAACATTTGCTTGAAACGGATTTAAACCATTCTTTCTAATAAAAGTCCACGGTTGAATAAGAAAGTGTTTATAATGAGATCCACCTATCTGCGTATCTTGAGGGAAAGCTTCATCAAACATATTTTTATCTGCCATATTATACTCCACATAGGCCCTCGCACTCTTGATTAAAGAGATCTGGACCATCATCGTTTTTAAATTTAACTTCGTCTAAAGGCACACAAGATCTGTGCACAAAGTTTTTTACTTTAGGATTATGCATTCGCATCTTTTTATCAAATTCTACAGCACTTGCAAATTCTTCTGGCCTGTTGTTTCTCATATTAATCCAAAAATTATCATCATGAAAAGGACAACCAATACAAGCAGATTTTACAGGAATTTTAAAACCTTTACCTTCATACCATTTCAAACAATCTTGCCTTGACATTTTCTTTTCTATGAGTGGCCATCTATTTTCTTGCCACCAAAACCTTGAGGGTTTCATTCTCATTATTTCATCAGTTGATATACCAACCCATACTTCTATGTGTTTATCTTTTGGAAATCTTTGTCTTGGTTTAAGTCCAAATATTTCTCTAATCTTTTTTGCAATTGGAGTTATCTTGTATTCTCTCGTGCATTGTCTTCTACCCATTCCTTTTTTACCTTGTTCATTTAAAGTATAAAATGGTGCAGAGGCAAATTGATTGCCGCCTGGAGACAAAGCTTTTATTATATCATCTTGAATATTACCTTTTTTAACTATGTGTATTGGATAAGTAATTACACTTTTCAAATATTTTAAATGTTGTATGACAGGTTCAGGTTCCCAACCTGTATCTGCAAATACAGCTGCGTCTGGCTTTACACCAAACTCTCCTGCATCTGCCATCAAGGCCATAGTAGAGCTCTGCACACCAGCTCCTAGAGATAAAATTCTTAATGATGGGTTTTGTTTCATAATTTAAATGGTTGTAACGCTTTTAACTTTTCTTCTGCGTTAGCTATTTTTTCTATCAATTTATCTGCTTCGTCTATGTGTTGTGGATGTTCTCCTATTGCCACTGGTTTTTCCAAATAAATTTTTAGAGTTGCTTCTGCTTCAGAAATTTGAGCATTATATCTATCTTCTAAAGCCTCTATAATTAATTTTCTAAACATAATTAGCCTCGTATTGTTTAAAATACTTTCCTAATGGAAAGTTATATTGATGATAAGTACCTAACAAATGTAAAGTTTGTTTGGATCTTGTTGCACCTGTATACCATACTCTAAGTTCTTTTACTTTATCTGTTAAATTCTTTTTATCAAAATGAGAAGGAAAATTGCATTTACTAGCAAGAACTACATTGTCTGCTTCTCCACCTTTTACTTGATGTATTGTATCAATAATAATTTTTGGTGGTTGTGTTAGATCTACACCTTCATTTATAAGTTTTTGAAAGTATTGTTTATCCTTATCTTTAAATTTTCTCTTAAACACTTTATTCCATTTACCCTTTTCATCTCGCATACCACACCTTAAATGTAATTCATCAAATGTAAATACTTGATTTGGATGGGCAAAGCTCCACTTTTTACTATCAGATGACCGGTATCCGTGGTCTATGTTTAATAAATATTCATACATTGTTACAGCTTCTTCTCTGTTTATGCTGCCACCTTCACATATTTTTTCCCAATGCTGTATTGCATAAAACTGATTCGGATCAAATGATTTATTATTTTTTTGATCTTGATAATACAATCCAAGATTCTTTGCTTCTGTTTGTAATTCTTTTTTTACGTCATTTATTCTTGCAAGCACCATCCAACTGCCATCCATATCCCAAGGTACTTTCTTCAAACCATTCCATCTATACACTGCACCTTCCTTATCATTAGAATAAAATTCTTTTGGTACTCTGTTATCACCCATAGAGTTCAATAAACATTTAGAAAAAAAATGTATATTTTTATTAAGTCTTACAGATTTTTTTAACACAAGAGACTTACCAGGAAATGTTTGAAACAAAGTTACATCAGCACCGTTCCACTCATAGATTGCTTGGTCGTCATCTCCTGCAATGTATACACGTTCTACACCTTCAGACATCTTAACTACCATGTCCCACTGTAAAGGTGTTAGATCCTGAGCTTCATCAACCATCAAAACTTTAAAAGGCACAACAAGTCCATCATCAATAAACTTCTGCACCATGTCTGTGAAATCCAACCTGTCTGGTGTCCGTTGTCCGTTTTCCAACTCCATTGTTTTAAACTGCTCATACCCTGCGATGATTGATTTAAATTGCTGTAATCTTACACTCTTTCTAGATTGTTGTTTGTATAGCCATACAGGATCAACTTTCATATTTCTTGCCCTATCATATATTTGAAGTGACCAATTGTTATAAACTTTTGCATCATCATGGCCATCTTTGTAATTAATTTTAATTGTTCCATATTGTGTATGAAACATAAGCATATCAGCTTTTGGATCTAAAACAGGTATTTCTGCAAACTGTTGCCTTGCTAATGAGTGAAGTGTTCTAAAATATTTAAAAGCATCTTCATCATAACCTTTAAATTTTTGTCTAACTCTGGTTACACATTCATTTACAGCTTTGTTTGTAAAAGATACATAACATATCTCATCAGGAGAATAGCCTTTTTCAAGATAACGTTTTACACGTTTCAAAAGGTTTTCTGTTTTTCCAGTGCCCGGTGGTCCAAAAATCTTAATTGTCTTCCCACGCAGCCTTTGCTTTAACGAATTTGACATCCTTATTTTTATGCTCACTTTGTTTTGGTAGAGTTACAACCCAATGTCTAGATTGAATTCCTTTGAACTTAGCTTTGGGTTTAGCTCCACCTTGTTCTAAAAATCTTGTACATTCTTTTTCATTCCAATTGTAACTCATTTTTTTCATAAAAGCTCTAAACGTCTCAAGTTTAAATCTCATTTCTGTTTCATCACGCCATATATTACCA